GTTGAAATCAACGCAGTCCGTGAATTATCTCTGGTTAAACCTGATTCTATTAGAAATTTTACCTATCAAGGAGTTTGGCCTAGTAGTGCTAGTCAAGAACATCTAAGTAAAAAGCTATGGTATGAGTATTTGTACAGTCCAAAATTAGAACAACAAGAATTGTTTTGTAAAATTATGTTGATTGATAATTGGTGTGATACACACAACATAAAATTAACTATTATGCAGGGATACAGTATTCCGTGGAGTCCAGAACAGTTAAAAGAATTAAAAGATATAGTGTATAATTTAGACAAAAGTATCTATGAAGAATATGAAGAGACTGAATATTTTAAAAAAGATAATAATACAGAATTAAACACTGTTCCCGGGTTAGGATTTCAATTTTATTTGGCAAATGAATTAGGCGCACTCTTAGTTCCGGATCTGATAGATAAAATAAATCAGATATATAATCAATTTAAAAAGACTAATAATGATCTATAATACTTTTAAAAAATTTAATACTCATGGTCGATTAAGAACCGTGGTCTTGGGATCTTACTTCTTTCCTGAATATTTTTCTAAAATTAAAAATCCTAGAGTTAGAGATCCTCTAATGCGCATGGCTGAAGAAATCAATGAAGATCTTGATAAATTTCAGCAGGTATTAGAAAATTTTGGAGCGACAGTAATACGTGCTCCGCAACCAATAGGATATTTTGACCAATCGAACATATATCACCCACCATTGCAGGTTAGAAACTCTCATGCAGTAATTGGGAATTACATGTATCGATTTAACCCAGACTGGCATGATCCGATCGATCCTGTGTTGAGAAACTATTGCCCTGATATAATCAATTTAGAAAAAGATAATACCAATTTCTATCTGACATCAATGGAGATTGCCAAGGAAAATTATAATCCTGAAAGGAATATTTGGTACAGTCGAGACAAATACCATGAGCTAGCTGGCAGCGATTGGCCATCATATGATAGCTTCGTTAAAGGTATCGGATCATCGTCACTCGAAATCAGAGAAGAAATGCTATCATTTAAATCCACGCTAGAATATGAAACTAAAGAGTTGGCTCCATTACAAGGGCCAAATGTAATCAACACTAAAGATTTTATCTGTGTAGATGCCAATGAATATTGTAATTACGAAAGTTGGTTTCAAGACTATATCAAAGATTCCAGACCTATTAGGCAATTTACTAGCAAAGCCGGGCATGTAGATGGATGTTTTGCTGTATTAGGTAATAAAACTATACTAGGTATTGACCTGTTTATCGATTATGCTAGATTTTTTCCTGGGTACACAGTAGTACGGGTTCCTCCGGAAAGTTACCAAGATCAAATATATGAATTTAAATTAATGAAGAAGAAAGTAAATGGCGCATGGTGGTTAGCTGGTGAAGAACACAACGACGAATTTATTAATTATGTTGAAACGCATCTTAAGAGTTGGGTTGGATATGTAGCCGAAAGTGTATTTGATGTAAACGTATTAGCCTTAGACGAGCACACTATTTGTGTGTCTAATATTACCAAAGACATACAAAAACAATTGAGTTCTAGAGGAATAGAATGTATACTAGTACCATGGCGTCACAGATTCTTTGTTGATGGTGGACTTCATTGTATCACTTTGGATTTATATAGAGACTGATGTTTAAAATAAAATATCTCACAGTTAAAAACTTTATGAGTGTAGGGAATTCGACCCAGGCGGTTAACTTTGACCGCAAAGACCTCACATTGGTCCTAGGTGAAAACATTGACCTAGGTGGTGACGACACTGGTGCACGTAACGGCACAGGCAAGACCACTATCATCAATGCATTATCGTATGCCTTGTATGGTACAGCATTAACTAACATACGTAAAGACAATCTAGTAAATAAAACCAACACCAAGGCCATGTTGGTCACTATCGAATTTGAAGTCAATGGTGTTGACTATAAGATTGAACGTGGTCGTAAACCCAATGTATTGAAATTCTACATTGGTGACCAGGAACAAGAAGCCAAAGACGACAACAGTCAAGGAGACAGCAGAGAAACGCAACAAGAAATTGAACGTTTATTGGGCATGAGTCATGAGATGTTCAAGCACGTGGTGGCTCTGAATACATATACAGAACCATTCCTAGCATTAAAGCCAAATGATCAGCGTGCTATAATCGAGCAACTGTTAGGTATTACTTTATTGAGTGAGAAAGCCGAAGCACTCAAAGAGCAAAGTAAGGCTACAAAGGACGCCATACAACAGGAAGAAGCCAACATCAAGGCAGTGGCTGATGCCAATAAACGTATTGAAGAACAGATCGAAGCCACACAGCGTCGCCAGATGTTGTGGCTAACTAAACGCAAGGATGATGTCGCTAAGTTACAGTCGGCACTAGATGAACTGCTTACATTAGATATCGATGCAGAGATTGCTGCACACAAAGAATTATCAGTATATAATCAAAAGTGTAAAGACATTGCAGACCTAGACAAAGCCATTGCTCGCAGTGAACAGGACCTAACACGTGAAGTCAATGGTATCGCTAACTTAACTGGTGACATAGCTACTCTACGTGAACATAAATGCAATACCTGTGGGCAAGATTTGCATGATAGCAAACATGAAGAACTATTGGCCATCAAAGAAAGCAAACTTCGTGATGCAGAAACACAGCAAGGGGTCCATGCTGGAGATTTAGAAGCACTGATATTAGCAAAACAAGGATTAGGTGAACTAGGGTCACAGCCCAAAACATTCTATGATAATGAAGGTCTTGCTATCCAACATCGTAGCAGTATTGCCAGCATACAAGAACAGATTACCAGTAAGACAGCAGAAGAAGATCCTTATATTGAACAGATCGCAGATATGAAGGCTACTGCACTTGCTGAAATTGATTATACTAAGATGAATGAACTTAGTCGAGTCAAAGATCATCAAGAGTTCTTATACAAACTATTAACTAATAAAGATTCTTATATCCGTAAGAGAATCATCGATCAGAATCTGAGCTACTTGAACGCCAGACTGAGCCAATATCTTGACCGTATTGGCTTACCCCATACCGTGGTATTTATGAATGACCTTAGTGTCAACATCACTGAACTAGGCAGAGAACTAGACTTTGACAATTTAAGTCGAGGCGAACGTAATCGTTTGATACTTTCATTGTCGTGGAGCTTCCGTGATGTATGGGAGTCATTATATCAGCCCATTAACTTGTTATTCATCGACGAGTTAATCGATTCGGGCATGGATGCTAGTGGTGTGGAAAACGCCATGGCTATCCTTAAAAAGATGAGCCGTGATGCACATAAATCAATTTGGCTAGTATCACACAGAGACGAGCTAGGTGGTCGTGTTAATAATGTCCTAACTGTGGTAAAAGAAAACGGTTTTACCAGTTATAACACCGACGTCGACATCGCGTAATATATAATATAAAGCAAGGAGAAAAACATGGCAGCAGGTCAAGCAAGAGTACACCCAGGTAAAAGACACAATAATCCAATGTTATACAAAAACGGTAAACCTAGATTACGTCCACTAAATATTCTGCAATTAACAGCATTAGTAGAAAAAACACAGCGTAAGAAAGATAAATCAAAGATCTCTAGAGAAATCGCTCGTAAACAAGCAAGACTAGCAGTATAATTTTTAAAAAGGAAAATAAAATGGCAACAACACATGAACAAATCGTAGTGGCATATGAAGCATACCTAGCAGAAAATGAAAAATTTGAAGGCAAGGGTGTAGGCGCAGCAGGTACACGTGCTCGTGGTGCACTAGGCGATTTAGGTAAATTATCTAAAGCTCGTCGTGCGGAAATACAAGAAAAGAAAAACGCTGCCAAGGCTGCAAAGTAATTTATGGCATATGATAATCCTTGGACTTATAATGGAGTACCTTTTGAGTCTGAGGATATCAACGAGTATTATGGATTTATATATAGGATAACTAATACTGTCAACGGGCATGATTATGTTGGCAGGAAATACTTCAAGACAATCAAAAAGAGACCACCTCTAAAAGGCAAGAAAAACAAGCGCAGGGAAACAGTTGAAACTGATTGGAAAGAATACTGGGGTTCAAGTCCCAGGCTCCAAGCAGATATCGACCTACTAGGCAAGGACAAGTTCACTCGTGAAATCATACATCTATGTGAGTCGCGTGGCGAAACTAACTACTTGGAAGCCTATTACCAGTTTAAGGAAGATGTATTGTTACGTGAAAACAACTACAATGGTATCATCCAGATCAGACTAGGTAAAAATTCCGTAAAAGATTTAAAGATTACAAAATAACAGTCAATGATGCAGATGTATTCTGTGTCCTGAGGAGATGGTAGGTTATGCCTACTTGGAACAGATAGAGAAGACTATCTACAGGACGACACGGCATTCTATAGGTGTAAAAACCAAAAGATTCAGGCTCTGAAACAAACCAACCTGAGAGCAAAAACATAGTTGGCTAACTACGGCTATGTGAGCTACCGCCAGAAAAATCTAGAGTAGGGGGTACCGGCTGACCGCCTCCGTGCAAGTGAATGCAATCTCTTTTAGTTGGTGTGCGAACAGGACTCAGATAAAGTCGATCGTTGCAATTTGCCTCGGATAGGTAAATTGTGACTGAAGGATCTAGATAAAGCATTAAGAACTTACATTAATCATAGTAAATATCAAAGTTAATTAGAATAGAAGGAAAAGCATGAGCGAAAGCGAAATGCAGATGTCGTAGACATCTTAAAACGAAGTCATAAAAAAGCGTGAATATTAATGAATACTCACGCTTGCTTATAACCAAAAAGAACTAAAGACTTATTTGTTCTTCCAAATTGAATA